TCACGCCGTTCGTCCAATTGATCTGACTTTCGACGAATACGCCAGTGCGATACTGCGCGTACCAGCAGCCACCTTCGCAGGTATCGCCATCGAAACAGTAGACGGGGTAGTCAGCGCAGCACTGCGCTGGTTCTACCCCGTCACAGCAACAGACCCGCTGGTTGTGCATCAGATCTTCTTCAGTTTCGCGAAGAAATACCCCGCGATGAAACCTGCCAGCCCCAGCATCAGACCGAACCAAATTCCGCCTACGAAAGATGCCATATCACTTTCCTTTTCTTGTCCGGCTCGGGGTGCGAATTGGGGCTGCGCGCCGGAACGCAGCGTCAAACGTCGGATCAGCCCTGCGCAGTTCGGCCACAGCCGCAACTGCCTGCTCGGGCGTCAGGTCGATCAGGCTGGCAGTCAGTTCAGCCGCTCGGCGCTCGGTGGGCGTCACGATGCCCAGAACGCCCTTGATGAATCTGCCCAGCCCCGTATGCCAGATCAGGAAACCCACGCCCAGAATCGCCAGTGCGATGCAGATCCAGACCAGCGGCGCTACCCACCAGGGAACCTGGTCCTCAACTCCAGTGAGCGCTAGGTAGATGGTGTCCACAGCCGACAGGATACGGTCCTGCTCGATCCTGCCTTCCACCGCTTCGCCCTTGATGACAGGAAGGCTGGGGGTTAATGCGTCAGCCTCGGTAGCGATGCGATCGAATCGCTGGCCGCTCGAATGCGCAAGCCTGCGTACCTGGTTGCTGCTGCTGGCGATCTGGCTGCTGGGGCCTGCGCAGCCGATCAGCGCCAGGCACAAAACCGCAGCCCTCACGGCAGACCTTCCGTGAATTGGATGCCGTCATAGATCCAGCCTGGTCCGCAGGGCTGGTCATCATCTAACTGCACTACGGTCGCGCCCACTGGGGGCTGCCATTCAGCCTTGCCGTCCCACTCGATGACGTTTTCCACCACGCCGGAAACGATGATCGCATGCCGTGCCATCAGTAGTAACTCACGAAAATGACCACCCCTGGTGCGCCAGCGCCGCCAGCCCCGCTGGCGTAGCCGTTCTCGCTGGCCGCCCCACCACCACCACCACCACCGTAGTTCCCGCCAGCGGCACCTGCCTGACCAGCCATAGCCAGTCCGCTGCCGCCACCGCCACCCCCGGTCGCGACGATGCCGTTGGAGAATCCGGGAGCCGGATCCTCAGCATCATCCGTGCTACCGCCTGACGCCGACGAACCGACTCGGGCAGTTCCCGATCCCGCCCCGCCGAATCCGTACAAATTCGCAGCCGACAGGCCAGCACCGCCGCCACCGCCCCCGCATCCCTTCGCATAGAGCGGCGCGTCGGTCGCGTTGCGCGTGCCGCCTGCGCCACCAGCGCCACCGTCAAATATCCCGCCAGTCTGAGCCGCCCCAGCCGTCCCGCCAGCGGTCGTGCCGCCTTGACCCAGGCTGCCACCCACCGCCCTACCGTACACCCCTGGCGAATCGCCCAGGCGGGTCGTGCCGCCGTTCGTACCGCCGACTCCGTTAGTGCTGTCTGTGGTTCTAGACGCACCACCTGAGCCTGCGGCACCAACGGTCACAGAAATGGTGCTGGGCAGGTCTGCAGCGCGCCAGGTGGTTTCCGTGACCGCAGCCCCACCACCGCCACCACCACCACCCCTGGCGCTCGATGCCGCGCCCCGGCGACCACTACCACCGCCGCCACCTCCACCGACCATTACCGCGTAGACCATCCGCGCGCCTGCTGGCTTCGTCCAGGTGCCGCTGGACGTGAAAACGTCCACCTTGCATTTCCTGCCGTCGATCTGGGCGATGGCGGGACCAGCGACCTCCAGATAGATCGTGCCGTCCGCCGTATTCAGCGCCAGTTCGCCGTCGGTCAATTCGCCCGTCGTGGGCGCTGTTCCCGATACGTCAGATCGCTTCAGTCTGATGATGTCAGCCATTAGGACGCCCCATATACGCCACCGTCAATGGTCTGCACGAATGCCCCGCCAGTAGGGCATTCCCCATCCCACGGGTTAGATCGGCTGAAAACCAGAACCTGACCCCCCGTGCTGTGTTTCATGTAGAACGTGATGACCAGCGTGCCAGTCGGTATCGGGAGCATGCTGAATCCCAGCCCATTCGCACGGGTCGCATTGATGCCGCCAGCCGTTGACGCAGTGTTCTCGAATTCCGCAAGGTTGTATGCCGTTTCCGCATTGAATGTGCTGCCCGTCGGTGAAGTCGCCCCGGCCAACTGATCCTGCGGCAGGACCGACTGGACCGTATACACCCACCGATTCGATGCACCGCTGATGGGGCTGCTCGATGTCACCTTAGTCAGCAGTCCAGTCAGGCGCGAATCATCCTGAGCGGTCACCAGTTCGTTCAGGCGAACCGAATTGGCGTAGACGAACCGACCAGCCTCAACCATCCGGTTCAGGCTGGTGGAATCGATGCCGTTGAAACCGTATAGGAATGGTTCGCTAAACATTACCAGGTGGGTGCTGGGGTGATGAACAGGTCCTCGATGCCAGGGGGCAGCACGTTCATCGTGCCATCGAATGCGACTTTCCCAACGTACGGCTGCCGCCAGATCACCTTCGATGTACCGCGCTGCGCGATCGGGGTAGATGGGCTAGCGCCAACGTTAAATGCCGTATCAAGTTGCGGTTCGCCAGTCTGCAGCCTGATCATCACCTGTTCTAGGTGAAACCAGGGGTCGAAAATAAACGTATGCACGAACGCCGATACCTGCTCGGTGATCTGGCGCTGCTCGGCAGCAGCAAACAGGAATTTCCCAGCATCACCAACGTCTAGCCAGTCCCCATCGTTTCGCTTGCCGACGTTCTCAATGAACTGACTCATTGGCAGTCCCGCGGTGTATCCGATGTCACTAGCCGGGCGATGCACCGGGAATTCCACGGTGTAAATCGTCTGGGGAATATTCAGCGTAAACGGGTTGCCGCTTATGTTGTAGATCGTTCCATTGATGAATGGCGTCGTGTTCCAGGGGTCAACGTCACCGAACGTCGGGAAACTGACCGGCGACATCCACGCCTGCACGGACCGCAGGCGCGTCTGCTGGGTGATTTTCGTGCCGCGGTAGGCCTGCCCAGCGATCAGCGGTGCCTTGCTGGTCTGCCTGACGATGTAGGTATTAGATCTGTCCGCGTGCGGGGTAACCGTCAGATCGGAAACGATGAACTGCGCCTTCAGGGCGTCACTAGACCCCAGCGCGATGCGTTCCCCGACCTTTTCGATTTTGTTCCAGGGCGTGGTAGTGGCAGAACGCACCGACAGGTAGACGTTCCAACTGCTTTCCGTGGTGCCAACGTAGGCAGCATCGTCATTGAACACGATGAACGTCCGGGTGAACGTGCTGGTGTCCATCTCACGCGAGATGACCAGCGACTGATCCTTGCCCTGTTCTGTGACCTGCCAGGCCATTACGGGTTCCTCGATTTCTGCTCGATGCTTTTCAGGACCATCAGCATCTGCTGGTTCAATTGGTACAACTGATCGGTCTGCCCCGTACCCAGCGCCAGCGCCGTATCGAATTCAAGCCGGGCCAGTTTCGCCTGATCCTTGTCTGAGTAGATGCCCTGCCCGATGTCCTGAAACGCCACGTCGAATGCGTTCCCGATGATGGCTGGCGTCTGCTTGATTAGTTCCCAGATGCTGCCGAACGCCTTTTCAGCGTCGCCCGCGGGCTGCGCCTGCAGCCCCTTCGCGATGTCCACTTCAGTTTTCCGCTGCTCGGAGCGTGCCAGGAATTCATCGAGCCCCAGCGCGGTCATCTGCTGGCCGACATCCATTCGCCTGCCGATGTCATAGGCCTTCGCCCCCTGCAGTGCCTGGCTGAATGGCATCATCAGATCCTTCGCCATATCCCGGGCCTCAGACCGTGCTTCGACGATAGATGTCAGCATGCCGATGGCCGGGAGCGCCATCGCCGAAGTCATCAGGCCGCGAATGGTGCCGAACTGAGCCGCCATCGTGTTCAGGCTGCGATTGACCTGCCCACGGACAGAACCCAGACCGCTGGGATCTGCCTCGACACCAACTCTAACGATTGCTGTCTTAGCCATTGATCACTTTCTGGAGTTCAGTTTCCCAGTCGCCGGGCTTCACTGTCCAGGGCGCGATTTTCCCGGGGTCGCCCTTGACCATCGATAGGACCAGAATGGTCAGCAGCCGCTCGATGCGTTCGGCTGATGACCAGACCAGGGGTTTCGCATCACCCCCTGGATTATGGCAGCCCCCAGGTGCATGTCGATCATGCTGGGGGTGACTGGCTGCCCGTCCAGACGTGCGCAGTGGCGCAGGATCCAGTCCTGCTTTTCGTACTCGCTTAGGGCGTCCAGTTCGCGGTACTCAGCGACGGTAATGGATCGAACCTCCACCAGCAGTGGATATTCCTCGATCCCTTCGGTGAGTTTTCGCCAGATCATGAGGTCGGTCGGGTGACGTTCAGGGTTCCGGTGTACTGCCAGGTGACTTCAGCGGTCATCACGGCATCATTATCCCAACTGGGATTGAACCCAGTGATGATTGCGCCGCCATCGTAGACCAGTCCCGTGGTCGGGCTAGTGATGGCGATATCGATGGACGAACCGCTCGGCGTTGCTTCGCTGAACTGATGCGCCAGCGTCAGCCCCACGGAGTGACTGCTGAAAATGGTGGCCGATCCAGTCACCGTTGGGCGGCCAGCGATAGCGCTGGTCACCGCTGCGTTGATCTGGGTGATGTCCACCGCATTTTTTGCCGACGTAATGCGGCAATTAGTCGCCAGCGCTTCGGTAGTGCCGAAGAAAATCGTGGTCCCGTTCGTCAGTTTCGCAGCCATTCTTATCCTCCTGTAGCCCAGACGGTGTAACCCTGCTGAATGGCTCGGGGTCCGTCATCATCCCCCGAACCGTCCTCTATGCGTTCTACGTCTTCGCTGGTCAAGTAGCCGCACGCGACAGTGGTGCCACTTGACGTGTATGCAGTGTTGGTGTCCAGCGCTGCGCGCACGGCATCGGCCACGCTGCGTGCGCTGCTCATTGTGTCAGCGATCGTGGTGACCGTGATCGTGAACGTATGCAGGGCCTGTGATCCCCTGGTTGTTCGCACTGGTTCGCGGGAATCCACGCTGTAGACCAGCGCGGGCAGGGTGGTCCCCTCCCGTCGCCATTCGGGGCTAATTCGGTTCCCGACCGCAGCCACCTGGGCGTCCAGACGTGCGAATAGCGCCTGCTCGATGGTCATCCCTTCACCTTCAGCCCCTTCCTACGGCATTCGGTGGCAAACGTTTCTTCGATGGCGTCAGCGAATTCGCTGTCGAAACGCGATCGAGGGAACTTCGCGGCCATTTTTTCCTGCGTCTTCCAGTAGAGTTTATTCAGTGGTCCGGCCAGCCTGGCGCGGTACGCACGGTTCACCTTGACGCCAGTGGTGGCGACGATCAGACCAGCGCGCACGTCGGCGCTGTGGATGATGGCTCGGGCGATGTCCTTACGGACCTTGTTCGTGGGCCGCTTCGGCTGCTCGGCCAGCCACAACTGCTTATAAAGGGCTGCCGCTGGTTTCATCACCTTGCGTCCCAGCCGCTTCGCCAGGTTCCTGCCGACGTTCAGGGGCAGGTGCCGCAGGACATAGTCCATACGCTTGACCTGCTCGATGAATCGCGGGTCAGAATCGGCGTTAGCCAGCAGTCCGAATTCGGTAGCCACGGCCATCTTGCCGACCTGCCGATCGAAGTAGGCAGCCAGGTTTCGCTGGTGTACGGGGTTCATTCGATGATTTCCCGCGCTTCGATATTGAGTTCAATGCGCCGCAGGCCGACATCGTTGACTCCCATCACCTCCAGCACTCGATCCGACTTCCCCGTTTCCTGCAACAGCAGTCTGGACTTCGTGGTCACCGAATCCAGCCAGGGCAGGGCGATCCGGTAGGTAATTTCGCCACGGGCGACGTCCACGGTTTCGAGTTGTGAAGGGTCGGCTGTCTCGATATGCCCCAGCACGGTCGCTGCCGTAGTCCAGGTCTTCGTGGACTGCCCGTATGAATCGACGCTGGTGGCGTAGTTCTGCACGGCAAATTGGTGCCGGAACATGCCACGCGGCGTCATACCACGGGCCTTTCATGCATCAGGGCCACCAGCATCTGTGCTGCCTTGCCCTCGATGGCGCTGGTGCTGTCACCGCGGTCAGCGTAGAGCCGTGTTGCCAGTTCCAGCACTGGCAGGATCGAGTGTGAATCCTCAGCCGTTGACCAGAACAGCGTGACTGGGCGCTCGGCGTCCTCAGGCACGATCAGGACGGTCCTGTCGCCTTCGTAGTGAATGTCCAGCGGTACCTGCGTCAGGCTTCCAGATTCCGTGTAGTACGGCAGTGCCAGCGGCGTTAGCACCAGTGGCTGAGGGTACGGGTAGAACGGCACTTCCCCTTCCTCACTGATCACCGCTGATCGGACCACCTCCAGCGCGGAAACGCCAGTGGAAGCCTCCCAGACGCGAATGGCAGCAGGCAGCAGGATCGTGTTGATGTAGGAATCATCCGCGCTGTGGTAGATGCGCGCATGAACCTTGAAGTTAGCCAGGGTGATTAGTGCTGCTGCCATCGTCAACCTCAAACGGGGCTGGGGGTTTCACCCCCCAGCCCCGCGGAATGGAGTCCTGCTGATCAAGCCTTGTTGACGATCACGCCACCAGCGCGCTTGTCAACGATCTGAGCATCCGACCGCATCGAACTGCGGTAGTGCGTGATGCCAGCGCTGGAACTGCTGTAGGGATCGACGATGAACTGCACTTCGCGGCGATCCACGATGCGGTAGGCACGGGCCAGATCACCGAACCAGATCTGCAGACGGGCAGACGCGGCATTGTGGACGTCAGCGAATTCGCTGATGTAGACCGGGCGACCCATCAGCATGCCCGA